GTGGGATCCAACTCTGCCGCAATCGCGCGTCAGACTCGCAGATACCGAGGGACTTATCCCAAGGACTGGAATCTGATTAAGCGTTGGCAGCTCGGTCGGCTCCCCCGTCGTCTCTGGAACCGCATTCCATCGCGGTGGCTTGAGCTTCAGTACGGGTGGATTCCGTTAATGAACGACATCGTTGGAGCGGCTAACTACCTCTCCCGCGAAGTCCGGCCCCGGACTGTGCACGTTCGTGCATTCTCCGAGGATTCGGATAAAATCCATCGTTTGTATACGGCGTCTGCAGGTGGCAGTAAAGTCACCTTAGAGTTTCTTACGCACCAGCGTTGTTGGGTGTCTCTCTATTACGAGATGACAAATCCCCAGCTCGCTGACGCTTCGTCTTTGGGCCTAGTTCAGCCCTGCGAAGTGGTGTGGGAAATGCTTCCGTACAGCTTCGTTGTCGATTGGTTCCTTCCGATCGGCAGCTGGTTGCAATCGCAATCAGCGGATGCGGGATTTACCTTTAAAGGCGGATCCCTCAGCCAGAAGTCATCGTTGTTTGGAGCGAGGACGTCCAATGTCGAATGGGAGGACTTCCAGAACGCGAGTACTTCTTTTCGCGCTATTGGGAGCCTTCCTATCGTCAACGGCAAAGCGGAATCTTTTGTTCGCACTTGCCTGGACTCTTCACCCGTTCCCGGGGTCTACGTTAAGAACCCCTTGTCGCCGAAGCATATGCTAAATGGTTTAGCACTGCTTCGGCAGGCGTTTTCATAGGGATTATCCCCGATGCCTGTTCAGAGCAATCTGACGCTGAATACCAAGGTATACGCCCCTCGGGGCAAAACCAACGACATTGCGTCGTGGGCCTTGGTTGGCGACACCACCTTTGGCGGTGCAACTTCTACCGTCACTGAGAGTGTCCGTGGCCCGTCGAAAGACGGTATCAACCGCGTCCGGTTTCATTTGGACGTTCCGAAGGCAGCTGATGAAGACTCCGCGTGCGCGTGCGTTGGCCAAGTTCTAGGCCGGGCGACGGCTGATGTTAATGTCGTCGTCCCAAGCTCGTTCACGACTGCCGAAAGGCAGGACCTGGCTGATCGGATCCAGTCGCTTGTTGCCGCGTCAATCTTCGACTCGGCAGTGGGCGATCTGGAAGGAAGCTGGTAGACTAGCTTCCCACAGTGCTCTTCATTGAGCACAATCCGTTAACACTTTAGAGGTTTTAACCCATGAGTGCAAACCAGAGAAAGAGTCGATCCATCAGTTGTTGCGCCATCAGTGTCGCAGAACGCATCCTCAGGGATGCCGACACTGAGCTAAGTAGAGTCTGTGCCGATCACTTAAAATATGGTCGGCACAACGCCTATCTTGAAGCAAGAGTAGACCCTTCGGCCTATTCTTGTTGGCGAGAATTCGCCCTCGATTACCTGAGTGTCGAACTTCTCTCGAAGTTCGACGGTCTGTCGACTAACGTCGATCGGACTCAGGTAGCCTTGGACAAGTTCATCTCTACAGAAGAGCACTGCCATATGCTGAATGCAAGATTCAGTTCGTTCGAAGGAAAAGAGGATAAACACTCTCTCCTCGTCTCGCAGGTATTCCTACATGCGAGGCGGAAAATCGAACGCGTCTTAGGAGATTTCTCCTGGGACGAGGCAGCACCGTTTATGGCCTTCGGACCGGGAGCCTCAGTTGGGCTCCAGCGGAAATATAGCCACAGCTGGTATAAGTTCGGGCTCGAAAGTCCGACGTCGACAGGGGAATGTGCGATTCCTGCGGAGATCTTTATAAAGATGTCCCCACAGTGGTCATCCATTGTGTTCCCTGAAGGAAAGGATCCCGGCAATCTTTTGATTGTTAGGGGAAGTCGCATTACCACCGTGCCGAAGAGTGCTAAGACAGATCGCGTTATCGCTATCGAACCCTTGATGAATATGTTTTTTCAAAAAGGGATCGGGGGCGTGTTGCGACGACGTCTTAAGAGGGTTGGCGTTGATTTAAACGACCAATGCCGTAACCAGGAGCTTGCCCGTAAGGGCTCTGCCGATGGTACGCTAGCAACAATCGACCTGTCCTCCGCGAGTGATACTATTTCGCGGGGTCTTGTCGAATACTTGCTCCCTGAGAGCTGGGTGACGGCGATGAAGATATGCCGTTCAAAGCACTCCACTCTACCTTCTGGGGAGGAGATATTTCTCCAGAAGTTTGCATCGATGGGCAACGGGTTCTGCTTCGAGCTTGAGAGTTTGATCTTTTGGGCTCTCGCAGGATCCGTTTGCTCCTTTCTCGGTGCTTCGAGTCATGACCTCAGCGTATACGGAGACGATATTATTATCCCCGTCGAAGCTGTGGACAGTTTATTTCATATACTCTCCTTTGCGGGTTTTCTACCCAATGAGAAAAAGAGTTATTGGAACGGACCGTTTAGAGAATCGTGCGGAAAGCACTACTTCTCTGGTCATGACGTGACCCC